GAGCGATTTAGCGCTACAGCGCCGCTCTGCATCAAAGCGTACCGAACGTGTCAAGTATTTCACGATATTGCTTTACTAGCGTGTCTTAATTCGATAGCTTCGGCTAGGCCATTAGTACCGGGATAGAGGTCATCGATTACATCGCCTTCTTGATAGTTGAGCAGATCTAATACCCAATTATTGAAGGTTAAGGGTTTGGCTCCTACTAGGCCTTTACGCATGGCTCTAGCACAGCTAATCCAATCTCTAACCATAGGCTTACGCTTATTTTCTTTACGGCCACCATGTAGTAGCAGTGGCTCCCACGCATACTGCACCGTAGTAGGCCTTATCTGGTGAAAGGTTTTAGCCCATACGCATACGCGTAATTCAGGGTAGGCAGTTAATATCCAAGATAGATCCGAAGGATTACAGGATAAGGCGAAGCCATCTGGATACTCAGCGTAAAGTTTTGCTATCAAATCTAAATGGCTTTGTTTGCTATCCCATACTTCAGCTTCAGCGTGTAGTTTGCCGTAAAGGCGTTTACCTTGTTTAAAGTAAGGTGGATCAGCGTAGGCAAACTTCATGGGATTATTTCTTCATTAATTAGTTGTACGCCTAAGATTCCGCATCTCTGGCACTCCAAGCATTTAAGGCCCGGTGGTAATAACTCTGTAAACTCGACTAGCACTTTGCCCTGAGTACGCTTCTTGCATACCCGACAATCAAAAGTTAGAAGATCCATAGACACTTCTCCTTAGATCTTTGATAGGGAATAGGTCCTTCTGTCCTACCCAGTGGCTACCGTCGTGATTATGGTATTTAGGCTTACGTGCCATGATTACAGGGATCCAGCCGCATATGTAATAGACAGGCGATCGCCCTACGACTAATACACCGACATCATTAATACGATCAGTGCGACCAATTATTAAAGAGCCATCGGTGTATTTAGTCCATTTAACCTCTATTTGAGCACCTACATCGGCTTGATTCTTGTAAGTGTTATTAGTAGGCACAAAGTTCTTAATACCAAAGTACTCAGCTACAGCTATCTCAGCGCCTATAGATTCGCTCATTTCGCCTACGTACTCATGGAAGTTAAGATTCCTTACAGCTCTATTAGGGTGGTCTGCGACCGCGTTAATACTTGCCACACGGTCCAGACCTACCTTATGAGCTTGTACTTCTTGTGAATAATCGAGAATAACCTTGATTATTTGATGCACTCAGCGCACCACCAATCCCAGCCGCCGTCTTGCCAATCGTAAGTACGGCCGCCCAGATCCATTCGATCTATACCGCACTTATCGCATCGCCTAGCTGGGGTAGTGGTTACTGATCCATCTTCATTAAACCGAGTAACTAATCCATCTTTTATTACTTCGGCGAACCCCATTAGAGATGATCCGCCAAGTCAGGTTTAGGGGTGTACCACGATCCGGTAGCGGTTTGTTTTAACCACACAGGCTCGCACTGTTTATCTTTAACCTTTTCAGTACACATATAGCCTTGCCACTCTTTACCAGTGGCTTTAGCTTTACCTGAACGATGGATCATATGACCGTGATTACATATAGGAGCCTCTGGCAATTCAGTGGCGCCTAACTTGTCTTTGATTAACTCCAGTGAAGTACCTAAAGTATCCGCACCACTAACCTCTGACACGGTAAAGCTAAGACGCTCTACCTTTTCCATATCTTGTTTAGTAGGTCGCTTATCTGAGCCAAGTAATAACCCGGCACTGCGTCCATAAGAGCTTGTTAAACAGTTTTCTACCCAGAAGTCGCGGTTTACGCCTTTATCGCTACGAACTTCGAAAGCGACATCAACGGCGGCAGGGTGTAAATCATTAGCATCTCTATAGATTTCTGTAACTGCGTAGCAGTAACCCTTTTCAAAATCTACGTGTAGATCTCTAACGTTGAAGCGACACAGGGGATAGTTATCATGTATGCGCTTAATTCTTGTGGCAACATCTTCGTAATTATCAAGAAAATTAGCCATTTGCGGCCACCTTGAAGTAATTAATTTGCTCTGCAAGGGGCCAAATACTGCCATCGGTCCATCTAGAGTTATGATCTCGGCACTCCGAGCAATAGGCGCGTTCGATCTTTCCTGATTCGTAGTAACTAACGACAAGTACACTGGCTGATATGCGCGCTTTGTCATGCCAGACGTTTTCTTTGGTGTTCTTGTCTTTTACTTTTCCCCACATAGCCTTACAGTGATCGCAGTAACGATCCTTTTCAGGCTTTAAGATTTCTACCTTTATAGCTGTAGGTTTTTTAGTCATTATCTGGCCGCCTTATCCATATTGCGGCGCCATTTAAGGGAAGCGGCTAAGCCGTCTTCGCGTCCTTCTTTGTAACCCCAGTAGTACGAAGTTATGAAGGTTATTAATATGAGTGCTAGCACTCCTTCTATTACCATTTACGTAGCCCTTTCCATGTATGCTCATGGATAAGGGTCAAATCAAGTACTAAATGCTTTGGTAATCGCCGATAACTACTTTACATAATGTAGATTGGCAGTGATTATCAAATCGTATCAGTATTTGAGATAGACCCCTTGCCTGAGTGTGATGCAGATCCCTACGATCTCCATCTAGAAAAGCATAAGTGCTAGCACTGACAAAGCGCAAGCACGGACACGCCGGGTATTAGCCTTTAGGGGTAGTTATGAATAGCAGTGGCCGTATTAGAGCTACCTCTGAAGTTAATTTTAAGTCCAAGATTGTCGCTTACGTCTTTGGAGAATCGGACGCGGTAGTAAATCCGGGCGATCTTCTCTTAGTAATGAGCCAAAGCGAGCCGGGCGATAGGTTGCAGGCAAACGTTAAGAAGTTCGAGATAACTGTAAATGGCGACCAGATCAGCGCGTTACTTGCGCAAGTTACTAGAGCGTACGATCTTTATATGCTAAATGAAGATTGGCTAAAGAGTTCAGCTTCTAGGGTAGCGATCCACCCAAGCGTCGTAGAGCTTGTAACTAGAGATCTAGTAGCGGCTGAGATAAGTAAAGAGAAGAGATCAGCGCCTAGTTTAAGAATAGAAGCCGATCGTAAAACATGGGCAGTACGTAAAGCCGAGCGTGAGTTATATTTTAAGAATAAGTAGTTAGATCTTAGGTTTATCTTTAGGTTTTAAGCCATTACCTGCTAATACACCGCCTAAAGAGCCTGTCAGGAATATAGCTAATGTTTTTAATAGATCTATAAAGGCCGCATCATTCGGGGCTTGTGCGCCTATTGGTTGAGTAACAAAGATCAACGCATAAACCACGCCTATACTTACCAAAAAAAAGGTAAGAGCTAAAGTGCCACCGATTATTAAAATTAATCGAGCGTGTATATCTTGTGGATCTAATCGATCCTTATGCTTTTTCTTTAACGGTATCTCCGAGAATATCCGCCGTGCATGTACCGGTAACTTTACACTGGGGCGGTGTACATTCTGGCTTTTCCCAGTTTGCGTACTCCTGACATTCATATCTAATCCACCCCTGATAACCACAGCTAGTAAGGGTTACCGACATAATCAATAACCCTACTAACCATTTCATTTATTACTTAGTACGGCCAAACTCAGGCGCAGAAGTATCTAACGCCTTTAGTACTGGACCTATAAATCCAGAGATAGCGGCATACGCCAGAGTTTTTACATCTGTAGTACCTGCCATATATAAAGCGCCAGCCGAAGCTAGCGAAGCCCTAAGCCATGATAAAAACATTTGTTTATATTGCATGTTTTAGTCCTAACTTGATTATTAACGCAGAGGATTTCTCAGGCGTTAAATCTATTTCGAAGTGCATCTCATCTTTTCTATTCTTGTAATCTCCACCCCAACGTAAGCCGTACTTCTTAGATAGTGCCTGTATTAAAACTGTTTGCATCGGCGTAAAAGTTCCAGCATGGCCTAAAGGGTGTTTAGTAGCATTTAGATCTATAGCTGTACCGGAAGAATGATTACTTAACTTATCTGTAGATCCTCTAACCTGTCTAAAACAGTAGCCCCAGTCATCTAACGCGCCACCTTCTATTGGCTCTATATGTTGGTTGAATTCAGCCGCAAACGTAACCAATAGGGGAGCCACGTGCTCGGCGCACCGTAATTTAATCTTTGTACCCGGTACTAGGTAGCTCTTAATCCCAATTTCTTCCGGATCTTTAGAAGCTACCCAGCCGTTACTGGATATTAAAGTCATGTTGCGAATTACTGCAATCCCATAGGCATTTAACGTTGAGTACAGCTTCTGCATGGCATTTAGGCGGTATAAAAGCGTCTAAATCCTCATCATAGGTATAACCGATACCAGCGTAGTTATAGCGCATGTTGCCGTTATATGAAGTACGTTTACAAGTTTGACCTCTAAAGTTTCCATACCAAGTTTCAGTATCTAAACCTTCTATAGTTTCCGTTTCATCAATACCTGTAATAACTTCGGTAACTATTCCACCTGTAATAAATGCGTAGTGTGCCATTATGCCCAGCTAACGTTGCCGGTACCGGCAGTTATTGTTGTAATTTTATATGATCCATTAGTAGCAGTTGATCCAGTTAAACCTGATCCGATGGTTATAGTTCCTTGTGATGTTAAGTATTTAAGAATTACTATTCCTGATCCACCAGCGCCACCGGCTCCACCTCTAGCACCACCGCCACCTGATCCAGTATTAATAGTGCCGGCGGTTGCATCACCGGGAAAACCTGCATAACCAGCTCCGCCTCCTCCAGATCCTCCAGATCCAGCAGAATGTCCTCCAGGACAAGCTCCACCGCCACCACCAGCATAAGTAACGGATGATCCTGAAATGCTTACTGCAACACCATTACCACCATTACCGCCATCATTATTATTACCTGCGTTACCTTCTGCTCCAACAGCGCCAGCTCCACCACCACCACCGCCAGTTGCTACTGCGTTAATTCCATTTATTACGGATCCACCTGCATAACCTTGATTAGCGGTACCAGATGCACCAGTAGCTACTCCAGATGCCATTAATGAACATGCACCGCCGCCTGATCCACCTGTTCCCGGATTAGTGTCGTAATATCCACCAAATCCGCCGCCAGTGCTAGTGACGCTAGCTAGTACGGAATTAGTTCCCGATGTACCTAAAGCATTAGATGCACAAGTACCACCGGCTCCTACAGTTACGGTGTAGTTTGTTGATAGATTTAATGAGAGTGCAGTTTCTAAACTTCCACCACCGCCAGTAGCAGTTACTGTTGAACGCAAACCACCAGCACCACCACCGCCAGATGATCCACCACTACCAGCACCACCACCAGCTATTACTAAATAATCTACAGTTACTTTAGGTGGAGCATAAACGTCTAAAACTCCGGCAATTATATTTAACATATTATGAAATAGCTCCAACAATTACCCAAGTATCGGTACCAGTTTTAATACAAGCTGCCGATTTATACTGTGCCAGAGTCGGCGAAGCTGATACCGCACCAGCGCTTACTACCGTAGTAGTACCAGAAGTTACTGCGCTAATTGTGCAAGTGCCTGCACCAAGATTTAACACCGTAATAACTGTACCTGTTGGCATAGATACAGAAGCGTTAGTAGGGATCTTAAAAGCATTAGCAGACGCATTATTCATTGTTACTAATACTTGGTATTGATCTGCCGATACCGCCGTATAGGTTGTACCTGTTTGGGTGTTTGGTGTAAAAGCGGGTAGTCCATTCCACATTGTAGAACTTACTACCTGTCCAGTAGTGCCGGGCCATGTTGCCATTTGTTCTCCTTAGTAACTTAAAACGTTTTGATCTAAAACGCCATAATCGGTATTCAAAATAAATCCATCTATAACTGGCTCCAAAGTAGTAAACATAACTTTGAAGCTGTTAGGAGTAATTACGTTATTTACTCCGAAGATCTGTAACGTCTTTTCTAAAGTCGATCCGCCGGGTTGAGTAGTAATTACAGTTATAGGATCGAAGAAGTCCAGATCTAAAGCGGCGATAATGCCTGCGTTATAGTCTGGCGTATAAAGATCTAGCTCGATGGAGTCGCACCGAATAGAAGTTTCAGCTCTAGAAGCGACGTAGGCACGTGCGTAATCCAGTGCTACCGCGTCGGTTTGCATTAATAAACCATCTAAGTAATAAGAGAGTAAGAAGTATTTATCTATTGAAGGTTGATTAGTTGCCACCTGTGGAGTTAACCCAGTAGCTATAATAGTTGCCTTATTGAATACTAAAACATCGTTTAGGATCCACGATACGTTTTGATAATAAATACCAGAGCCAGTATCTGAGAATACGGTAGGGGTTGCCGCTATTGAACCAACGGTAACGCTACGATCTTGGAATACGAAGGAGCCTGTAGCATCAACATAGAAGGCACCGTATTCGCTATCGGTTACAGTTTGTAGAGCGGCTAAAGAAGTGCGAGCAGTGCCGGGATCATTTTGTAAAGTAGTTAATCCTGCGTCCACGTCGCGCATAGAGGCAGGCCAATTAATTTGGTCTAAGATTTGATTAATGCGAGTACCGGATAAATCTCCTGCGCTAGCACCTGTAACAGTTGAGATCTGCGCATTTTGAGCTAACCTCTGTGCATCTACAGCTTGGATAGTCGTATAGGTAACGCTATTAACATCTTCTTTAGGGTAAGTAGTTACATAGCTAGTAATAAAGCCAGAGAAAATAGGATAAGTAACGCCGTTATAGGTAGCAGTTATTTGCACCTTCTTCATAGGGGTTAATAATTCAAAGTAAGGGCTGGCTGGATTCTGCGGATTAAAATCACCATTTTGATCGATAATGCGCAGGCTTAGAGTGCCAGTTTGAAATTGATCTGCTAATGCGCTACGACCCCTAGAAGTTTTAATAGTATCAATTTGATCTGATACATCGACGATAACAGCTACGTTATCTGCCAATACGTTAGTACCTAAAATACCTATATCTAACTGCATAGCTTGTGCAGTGGCTGGTCCAGTTGAAAAGTTAATAATCGCGTTTACGGTAGGTACGGCCATTAGAGAGCTCCTGCCGGTATCTGGCTATAGCCATTCTTCTGGCTAATTAGCATCGATTTGGCTATTAACTGTGCAAACTCATCGCCTTGACTTAAAGTATCTATAGTTACTTGTATTTCTTGTGGGGTAGCGCGTAATCCTGAAAGTGGATTAAATGCTCCTGCACTAGCAATATCAGCCGGAGTAACTCTTATGCCGGCTAGTGGATCATAGGCAGTAGTAGCCGGTGGATAATTAATAGCACTTCCACCACTACTAGAACCGCCACCGCCTGAAGCGCTAACTCCAGTTTTCATAAGATCCTGAGCAGTTACTTTAAGACCGCTTAGTGGATCCCAATCTTTTAACTTATCAAGTGATTTAGCCGCTTCATCTGTTGAAGTAGCCAAGTCCACTAAAGCCTGATCTGCGTTACGAGCGGCTAGATACTCCGAAGCCCTAGCGGCGTTACCGTCTAAAATTGCTAACTTCTCGGATAATCTCTGTTTAGTTTCGTCATCTGTAGCCGCGTTAAGTGCCGCCATTAATCCAATACGCTCTACGTCGTATTTATCTATAAGTCCTTGTAATGCGGCCTTAGCTTTAAGTGCGGCGTTTTCCTGAGCACGTAATTTAGCCGCATTTTTAATAGCTGTAGCTTCTTTAGCACGTGCTATATCTGTATCTGCCCCTGCGCCTAAGTCATAGGTAAAATTAGAAGTAGGGGTAGTCCTTTGTGTCTTACCTAAGTTCATTAAAGCGCCGATACCACTAGCACTAGCTAGCACACCTAAGATCGGATATAACTTATTAGCGCCTGTTTTTTCATCTAAACCTTTTAACTTACTTAATAAAACACCCATACCTAAAATTGCATCGGCTACGGCAGTACCAAACTTCTCCATATTGCTAGTTGCATTACTAATACTTTTATCATCGCCTAATATAGTTAAAGCATCTAAAATCCCTTTGCCTATAGTTTCTGATACGTTTTGAGAAGCTACTTTTAACTGGTCCATCTTGCCGGCATAAGTTTCTAATCTTGCCAAAGCCTGACCTGAAAACTTACTACTTAATTCATCTAAGATTTTATTCATATCACCACTAGCTAAAGTGGCCTTACTTAATCCTGCACCTAATCTTGTAAGAGCTGTAGTCTGACCCGAGAATCCTTTAGCCATAGCGGCGCTTACTTCCGTAACGCTTTTACCAGTTGCCGCAGATACGTCTAAGGCAACGGCTAACGCTCTTTGGCTTTGGGTTAATGATCCACTAGCTGTAAGAAGTGTCTGTAATGCTGGTCGTAATTGATCGTCTAATACGCCTGTAGCCTTCTGTAAGTTTGCTATGTATAGCTCTACACCCGGAGCAGAGAAGGCGTAACCGGTATTCTTTAATTGAACCTCTAAAGATTTAGCGGCCTTCTCATCTGCCATAAAGGCTTTAACTGCATTTTTACCGTAATTAATTAAAGCGGCCGCGCCTAATGTAACGCCTAAAGTTCTACCTAAACTTCGAATACTCTTTTCAAAACTAGATATCTCTTTCATTCCCTTTTTAAGGGCTTTACCATTCCAAGTTGCCGTAGCGGCTACGAATATATTGGCCATTACGCAACCTTCTTAACTTTAATTGCCGTCATGCGGTTAAAGTCTGTAGCAGAAGCGTTAATAGCCGCCACTATTGCCTCGTAAACCTTGCCGCTATCTTGTGCCCAAGCCTTGTAAATTAATCGGCCTTTAGTTTTACGGCCACCGCTTCGCACATCTTTAATCTTTGGCTGAGAAGTAACAGGCTCTAGAGCTGTAATAAACTGCTCGCTAGCGAAAGGGTTATTAGATTTATATTCTTCAAAGGCTCTGCTCTTAGGTGATCGCTTAGAATATGTACCACTAGCGCCTTTAGAAGTAACCATCTGAAAAGGTGCTCTACCTTTAGGATTTAATCGTCCGGCTGTTTCATAGATAGATCCTGCACGGCTAACGTTATATACGTAGTTACTTACCTTAAATCCATTTTTAGTAGTTTTATTTTCACCAGGATTATATCCAATACCTGCTCTAACTACTGAGGCATCATATTTGGGAAAAGGTCTGTAGTTAATATCTTCCGACGATAGGGGCTTAACCCACCCTGATAATACGGAGCCGTTATTAGCGACCATGCTTTTAGCTTTAATTGCTACACCGCGCATTAATGGATCAATAACTACGCGGATCTTATGGCGCATATTTTCATCAATAAAACTAAGACCATTAAGAACGTCTTTAACGCCTACCACGTGTAGCGGCTCTGGCATTTTTTAACTCCTTAACTCTATCTTGAAGGACTTGTACGATTGCTCGTAGCATGTCTTGATCCATATCTATAAACTCTTTAGGCGCGATCCCGGTTTCCACCGAAAGGCTTGCGATCGTATAAAGAAAACTATCGCGCCCTATTAGTTTTTTGCTTCGTCCAATACCTCTACGGTTTCTAAGGTGTCTATAAACTCGACACCAAAGATAGGTACAGTTACGTTAGCCCTGCGTAAACATTCCCAAGCTAGCCAGAAAATATCGCTTTGCTTTTCATCTTCACGCAGAGCTTTACTAATACCCATTCCTCTTTTAATTTCGAAAGCGTATTCAACACCCGGCGTAATCTTGTGCTCGCTTACTTCGCCGTTAGCCCTTGTTATCTTTAGCTTTGCCATTACTGCTCCTTAGAAGGTTCCTGTAGTGGTTTGTACTACTGTGGAATTACAAGTAAAGGAGATAGAAGCATTATTAATAGATGCTACATCGCCGTTAATTGGTGTTAGGTTATTAATTAAAATAGATACAGTGTATAAAGGATTAGCGGCTCCTACGGCTGTGCCTTTAACCGGTATTAGTACTGCGGTTACGGTTGTACCGTATGCCGCTTGTAATGTTGGTGTTACTTGTGAAGCTGCAAAATCGTTGAAGAAGTCGATGGATAGTGTCGAAGCCTCGAGCCCCTTAGTAAATCGATGTGCGTTATCTCCAAGACTTGTGATTTCTAGTTCATCGAAGATTTGTGAAAGTGTTACGCTAGATACGTGGTCGCTAATATCTACTGAGTTGATTTTAACGCCAACGGTCGAGTTGAGCATTACTGCCATGATTATTCCTCTTTCTCTGCGATTGGCGCAGCTTTAGATTTAGGTGTTTCTTTTATCTGACCTGTTCGAGCCAGAAAATTATTTTCGTTCGGATCGTGTACTTCTGCCATGTTAGCTCCAAGTAGTTAGGGTTGAGATTGAGATAGTGCAAGTTAATAGATCACCACTAGCCGCGTTTAAGATTGACGGTGCGGATACGCTAGTAACAGTTAAGGCCAAGCTAGAAGCGGCTATCTTGTTAAAGACGGCCACTAAGAAGGTTTCAATACTTGCTAGGTTTCCTTGATTATCAAAGGCTGGTACTGCTATTAAAATGTTAAAGGTCGCTAAAGGTGCGATGGTTGAGTAATCGTTATTAGTTGGAGTTATGTAAGGATCTCCGGGAATTACGTTTACGCTGTTAGCTAATAATGTTGGAGCTGGGTAAGCGAATGTGCTCCAAACACCGGCATTGGCTAGATCTGTCGCTAGTGTGCCTCGTAAGGTTGTAATTGCGGCTGGCATTTATCAGCCGATCAAAGCTAGGGGATTGGAGTACGGCTGGATTAATCCACGTACACGGTTAATTAATTGATAACCCATTCGATACGGTGATGGCGAATAACCGTCCATTCCATTACCGCCGGTTTGTGAAACCTGCCGGGCCTGCCATATATCTACGGCGATAATCATCGCGGCTTGACGGATTGCCGGCGTGTTTGCGTAGCTGGCTGTCTTGTGGTCGGGCCCGGTTGCCGTGCCATAAGGTAGTACGCGATGGAAAGGTTCATCGCTAGCTACCTTCGAATACTGGATAAAACTATAACCGCTTGGATAAGTTTGATATGCCCAATTCCACCAGATAGCGGGTAATAAGTTAGCAGTGCCAGTTGAAAATGGAATAGTTCCAGTTAAAGTATAACTACCATTAAAAGTAACACCACTAGCGGCAATAGTTACAGATTGTCCGGTTACAAAAATGCCAGGATTGGCTAGCATTACGGTAGCTACATTATTAGACAAAGAAGTAGCGACTACTGGCGCTCTGTTAAACCATAGATATTGATTTAATAAATCTTCTGCCGTTTGACAGACTTCTTCAACGGTGGCATCGGAGTAGAGCGTACCTATACCAAGATCAGCGCGTAGCTCTGCGACGGTTACATACGTGGCGGCCATATCTCTACTCCTTTGCTAATAGCTCTCTAGGGCTAAGGGCTACTAAGCCCTAGAGATTCTTACGGTTATTATCAGGTTAAGTTGAAAGTACGAACTCCACCGGTCATAGTTACAAGTGGTGCCATAAATCCATAAATGGCTACCTGTACCTGCAGATTTGAAACCACATTAACGCTCATGTAAGCCGTAGGTGATTCGAAAATAGTTACAGCTTCTGGCACGATAATAAATGCAGAGCCGTCGATAGTTGTAGAAGGAAGATCAACATCTACTGAGAAGTTAAGGCCTAGTACGTTGCCCTTAATTCCTGTAGGAGTAGTTAGACCGCCTGCGTTCATTGGATACTGTGCGTTAAAAATTGGTCGGCCAGTAGTATCTACAGCGCCTAGCAAAGTGCTCCAGTGTGAAGTACCACCTACGTAATTCTGCGCGAAGTATGAAGTCGCCTTATATGCGGCTACCGGTTGAGTAGATGCGTAAGAGATTAATCCTGCGGCATCTGCACCTGTAGTTGAAGCGTTAGTTGAATTAGTAGTTAGGTAAGTAATTGCGGCTTGGTTAGTAGCTTTTAAGTAAGCTCGCTCAAGTTGCAGTGTGAGTTGGTCATAAAATGCCGGTCCAGACCTAGAAATGAGCTCTATGCTCATAGTATTCATACCTGAGTACTTAGCCACAGTTGCGCTCATAAACTCAGTAACCATTCCGGTATTTTGAACTGCACCGGCTTCTGGCTCAACGGTTACTACTGGAGCTACACCATTTCCGCCACCGGCAGAAGTTACAAGTGTAGGCACAATTACGTTCATACCTTCAGAAGGTAATGCCGCTTTAGTACAAGCATCGATAGTACTGCGTCCGAAGTTTGTATTTGAAACTACGTTACGTAGATATTGGTTAGGAGAAAATGCAGGGTTAGTTGTGAAGCTGTCATCGGCGGCTGTAACCCATAATCTGGATTCATCGTTACCCATAGCGGCTTTAATTTTGTGCTCTGTGTAACGGCCCATTGAAGTAATGCCGTGTCTAACAGTTTGCGTAATATGTGGAGCTGTAATTATTGGACGTGCGGCTTCTACTGTTGGAGTAGTCGCTTCCGCCGGTGTATCTGTTGGCTCTGGAGCTTTTACGTCCAAGATAGCCTCACTTTCGGTAGTTGGTTGAGTTGG